TCACTTGCTTTCCTGAGTCCTTCTGAACCCATCATTCTAATATACATCCAACTGATAGGTAATATAGACGCACTACCATATTCTGCTGCTGATACTCTTTCGTGCATAAAAGGTGCAAGATGTTCTGATACACATATAGGTCCAACCCCAGGTCCTCCACCTCCATGTGGAATACAGAATGTCTTATGTAAATTCAAATGCATACAATCAGCACCAAATTCCCCTGGTTTTGCCAATCCAACCTGTGCATTCATGTTTGCACCATCAATATACACCTGTCCACCAAACTCATGCACAATACCACATATCTCTCGGATGTCTGTTTCAAACACACCATGAGTTGATGGGTATGTAAGCATACAGCAAGATAACTCATCAGCATGTAAGCATGCTTTTATTCTTAGATCATGAATATCTATCGACCCCTGTGAGTCATTTTTCACAGGGATAATTTTTAACCCTGCCATGATAGCAGAAGCGGGATTTGTCCCATGAGCAGACTCTGGTATTAAACAAACGTTTCGTTTATCATCACCCCTATCTCTATGATAACCTTGTATTGCTAACAGTCCTGCATATTCTCCCTGCGACCCTGCATTTGGTTGTACTGTAACTGAATCAAATCCAGTGATGTCTTGCAACCATGTCTCTAACTGTGCTACAAGTTTATGATACCCTCTGATATGTGCCAACGGTGCAAATGGATGCACTCTACCAAACTCCTCCCATGATACAGGCATCAACTCTGATGCTGCATTTAATTTCATAGTACAACTACCGAGTGGCATCATACCATTTACTAATGAGAAGTCTTTCGATGCTAGTTCATGTATGTACCTCATCATGTTAGTTTCACTTCGATACTTATTGAAACATGGTTGTTGTAACCATGGTTTAGTTCTCCGAGGTACACTCAACCAATGATAGTTCTTATAGATATCATGTACATGGTCTATTGTATCTGCTTTATTTTCAAAGTCTACTTGTGTAGAGACTATTGCTGCTAGTTCTGGTAGTGTTGATCTCTCATCAATAGACAGGATGTTCCATCCATCCTCATATCTGATACTAATATCATCTACAAGTTTATCAGATTTCCACCTTACAGTATCAAATCCTTCTCTGTCGTCAGTCTCATAACCACACCATTTCAATGCTGTTATTAACGTTTGCCTATATCGGAGTATTCTATCTGCTATTTCTGTCAGACCTTCCGCGCCATGGTAACAAGCGTAAAACCCTGCCATATTTGCAAGGAGTGCTTGGGCAGTGCATATATTTGATGTTGCTTTTCCTCGTCTTATGTGCTGCTCCCTTGTTTGTAGTGCTAGTCGTAGTGCTTTGTTACCTTGACTATCTATCGACTGCCCAACAATACGTCCAGGAATTTTACGCTTATATTGTTCTGTGGTTGCAAAAAATGCTGCATGTGGTCCTCCAAAACCCATAGGAACTCCGAACCTCTGCATACTACCAACTGCTACATCAAATCCCCACTCTCCTACTGGTTTCATTATTACTTGACATAGAGGATCCACAATAGCGATCTTTGCACAATTAAATACCTCTGCACACCTCAGTAGTCCATCATTATGTTTTAATCTGCCTTCATTGTTAGGCATTTGAACTATAATAGCAAATGCTTGCTCAAAGTCCTCTAAGTTTATAGTTACATCTAAATCAATAGGTTGAATCTTTATACCTAACGGTCTTGCTCTTGTCTGTAATACTTTTAATGTCTGTGGAAATATCTTACTATCAACTAGAAATACATCCTTATCTCTCTGCTGTGTCATAATCATTGCCTCAGCAGCAGCAGTTCCCTCATCTAAGAGAGATGCATTTGTAATTGGTAGTCCTGTTAGTTCTGTTATTAATGTCTGGAAGTTAAACAGTGCTTCTAATCTTCCTTGTGAAATCTCTGCCTGATATGGAGTATAAGATGTGTACCACGCTGGATTCTCAAAAACAGTTCTCTGTATGACAGACGGTGTAATTGTTCCATAATATCCTTGTCCAATTAGACACCTCCTTACTCTATTAAATGATGCAATTTCTTTCAGTTCATCCAGTGCTTGCTGCTCACTACAAGGTTCTGGTAGGTGCTCGTCTCCTCCTCTTAATAGAATAGAGTCAGGTATAACGTCTCTTATCAATTCATCCATACTAGAAAGACCCAAGTCATTTAACATTTGGGTCTGCTCTTCTTCGGAAGGTCCTATGTGTCTTCCTATAAATTCTGTCATAAATCGGGGATGTCGTGATAATTTGCGATCTCCTCGGAGAGATCATAGACTATGGGGTGCATGCCCTCATATACTAGGTAACATGACCATTGGTACATTTGTTCAAGTGTTATCATTTCGTTGTTAACTGCTTCTGCAATGATAGAAGGATCTAAACGATCAAACCCCTCTTCCTCAAAGGTAAAGGGTAGTCCCTCTATCATAAACATTTTAACAATTCCTATGTTTTCTAGATTACAGTATGCATTAGTAATCCTGTATTTCACGTCCTTCTACCTCCATCATTGACGCTATCTGTTGCTGAATGATTTCCATCGCTTCTTTAACAGTGAATGCTCTTGAACTATGTATATACGAGTGATCCTCGTAACCGAACAAGGTCCAGTGCCACGTATGATCGTGTTCACTATACCACATTTTTATATCAACTGTTAAGTTCTTTCTTGATTTCGTTAAGTTCTTCTGTGACATACTGTTTTACTCCAACTGGATCAGGTTTGAAGTCCTGGGGCATAGGAATCTCAGGTAAATCTGGATTAGTATGCTCGTACTTATCGACAAACTCTGGAACTGGAACTAATAGTACTGAGGGTTTGCCTTCTTGGACAATCTTTATTGTATGACCTCTTTCACACATTGTCAAGCATAGATCAAATCCTTGCTTAACTTCGTCGATCGAGAGTTCAATTAGTTGTGTTTTCATCTCGGATAAACTCCTTCTTTTCGTAATCAAATCTAGGGTGTGGTTCAGCAGGAACCCATGGTTTCTTAGATTCATTTGCGATAACAATAAATCTATCAGCAGCAAATGTTCCTGCTAGACTAATCTTAATGTCATCACCATCCAACCAGTTTGTTGAACCATCCTTTTTGGTATGGGTCATCAACTCTTGGATCTGGTCAATCATTTCTTGTGTAAGTTTCATTAGAATGTATAAGTACGTCTTTCAGATTCTAAGTTCTCTTGTAGGAACTCAGACATAGTAGCAAATCCGATACCACCTTCTGAGGTGAATTCAAACTTAACTTTCTGTGAGTATCCTTCTTCGTCTAACACTTCAATAGTGCGTGTTCCGAAGTGGATAAAAGCATGGTCAATTAAATCATTCATTAGTTTAACATTACAGGGAGTCCATAAATCTGTGTAGGTCCGAGGGCACTACCCAGAGCAGCAAGTCCAGTTCCAACCCCATAGGAGACCAGTCCTGTCGTTACTTGATTTATTATAGCACCTGATCCACCAGTTACGATCTCTCCTATGCCACCTGTCGGAGTGGCAACCATTGTCATATGTGCACCTGGGGATGCACCTGTCACTATATCTGCCATAGCAGATGGTTGTGCTTGTCCTACACTCATACGAATTTGTGCAGGGGGTGTTGGACCAGGGAAAGGTAAGTCCATCGTAACATCTACGATAGCACCTTTGACTAAACTATACTGCCCAGTGACCACACTTGTCAAGGCAGATGAGAATATGCCAACAATATCAAAACGTCCACATGCTAAGAAAGATGTGATCCAGTTTGTCTCGTTGATTATCTCACCAGTTGCTTTGTTTGTTAATGCTTGACATGAATTGTTTATTTCTGGTGCATCAAGACTGATAGCGTTGATCCCTTTAAGATTAATTCTGGATCCTTGAATTGTAATATCACCTTGATAACTTATATCATGGTCTCCTGCTTTGGTCTGTACAGACTTCGCTTCTTTCTGTCCTGTCTTAACATCAAAGTGTGATCCACCACTCGGTGCCA